ATTTGATTTTTCAACTATTAAGTTAAAGCCGCCCCGTTGTTACGGTAGAATCCTCTCCAGTCGATTGCTTTAGCAGCAAACACTGTTCTTACCTTTACTTCAATACCGTCGATATTGAATCCTTCTCTTTGTTCGATAAACAATTCTTCCTCCCCGTCAAGGAAAGCGTACTCTGTTGTATCAATTTGATTAGGATCCGCAATTAAGAACCACTCGAAATTCTCGATCTCAGCATCCACGATTACCGTTAATCCAGTTAACGATCCTATTGGAGTATCTGACTGTTTAGTAGCGGTATAATTAACAGAAGTTAATTTTTGCGCTCTAAATTCGTTTTTCGGACCAACTACCAAAAACTTAGGTTTAAGGTTTAATTTACTACCGTCAGTACCTACCTGAGTTCTAAAAGTTGTATAGGCTACTCCTAAATTTGCCTCCGTAAGTTCAGTACCTCCAGCTGTCTGGTTGTTGGCTGTACCTACGAAATTTTTGTGAGCCGCAGAAAACAACGCATTACCGTCGCTCATTGTTGCGAATCCGTTTGCTAAGATGGTTTTGTAAACTAAATCAGTTTGCAAATTAGCAGACTTCACGGCAAAAGCTTGTGGAATTCTATCGAAAGCCGATAAATCGTCGTTAACAATAGCTTCCCAAGTAATTGCTACGATTTTACCGTATTTTGCAAGTTGGTAAGTTTCTCCAGCTTCTGAGAAAGTAGCATATTTATATTCTTCCCCTTCTCTTACTTTTTCAAGATCTCCTAAAATCTCAGAAAGACGAACTCTCGAAATAGGACGGAAATCTTTCAAAGTCGTACGTCTTGCCCAAGCCTGAAAAGTTCTCTCTTGGATTGCGTATTGAGACAAAAGCGTTCTTTGTACGGTGTCCATCAATAACAGAGGGAAGTCTGTAGTGTGATGCATTCCGCGGATTCTTCCTCCTAATGCCATTGTAGCAATCTCACGTGGAGTGTGTCCAGCCGTGCGAACTCCTGAACGAATCAAAGCTTCTTCCGCAAATCTTAAAAGACTTTGCCCTTTAAAATCTGCTGCAGATCTTACTCTTTCCTCACCCATAACCTCAGCGGCTTTTGGTGTGATTCTTAAAGTAAGCGCGTCAGCCATAGCCGAACGAGTTCTTTCTTTATCTGTTTTTTGCTGGTCAGCGTTTTGTCTAGGATTTAAGGCTTGCCCTTTTTCCCACTCGTCCAAAGCTCTTTGCCCTGCAATTGCCAAATCTAAAACGCTTTCGTCTTCGATAAGGCTCTGAGCGAATGTCTCCGGAAGACCCAAAGCACGAGTATGCTTCTGTATACCGGAAATTCTTTCGCGCTCTGCTTTAGCAGCCGCAGAACGTACTTTGCTTTGCTCTGCTAATCTTTCTTCCTCAGTCATTTCGTTATTATTTATATTAGTATTCGTGTTTAATTCTTGTGTATTTTCTTCAATAACAGGAACTTCTTCAGTTTCTTCTGTTGTTGCAGGAGTTTCTTCTTCTTTTTTTGATTCAACTATTGAAACATCGTGAGAAGCTTCGTCTTTTGATCTGGTACGGCTGTTAATGTCGGCCTGAACAGGCACAAACGAAATTTCAGTAGGCATCCAGTTAATCGCTCTACAGGTCGGAATAGTGTCCTCGTAACGAGTTACTTCATATGTAAAAACGTCATAACCAACAGAAACTCCTGTAATTATACCGTCTTTTACTTTGTCCATTAATTCTTGATCGTCTTTTGAATTGGAAAAACGAATTCTTGCGCGTCCCACTAATCCATCCAGCCAAGCGTCTTCTACGACACCGACTACAACCTCTTTTGTTTTTCCATAAAGATTGTGATTGTCTAAAACAGGCGCGCCGCTTTTTAAGCGGGTTAAATCCACATGCTCAGGAGCAAGAGATAGAATCTCGTTAAAAGATCCGAAATCCCAGTCGTAAGCTCTTACAGCTGTCTCAGTTGCAAAAGTCACTTCGATAGTTCTGTTTTCTTCGTTAAAAGTAGCTACATCAACTTTCGCTCTGGTTCTTTGAGTAGGGATTTTTTGTATGGTAGTTTTCTCGTTTTCCATTCTACAAATATATAATTTTTTTAATTACACAATTAATTAACGTTAAATATTTTTATGCTTCGAAATCTTTATTGTCCAAAGGCACCGCCAAAGTGATAGGTCTTCTAAATCCGTTGTCTTCTAACCAAGCGTTTACAACGGCAGGGGTCATCTCTGGATAACTGGCTATTTTTCTGAAAAAAGTTTCGTCTTGTTCAGTAGGTGTTATCACTCCAGCTCTTACTCCAACCCCGTAAGCATCCATAATTTGCTTAATTTCCTCAGGAGTCAAAACACTGTCTCCGGATGGATCGACTACGGTTTTTTCATTTTCCAAAATCCATTCTACATTGATTCCGGCAGTGCTAAACATTTGTTTATCTCTTTTGATTTGTTCCATTAAAACGTCCGGATTGTAACCTCTGCGTTTGCAGGCCTCAGTCCAAGAAACTAATCCTGATTTTAATTCTAAAATTAAACCGTTCATTTCTTTAACCGGATCCAGCATTTCACGACCTTGCGGAGTCCACTCTGCACCAACTTTACGTTTTATGATTCCTTTGATAACAATTCCTTCAATAAACCAATCCCAAGTTTTTTTGCAGAACTGAGGAATAAACATATTATATTGCCAGTCTTCCAATTGCCTTTGCGCTTCAATCCATCCCATCCTCCCGGAAGTGAAATTTGTTTTCGACATATCGCCAGTCAATTGTTCGTATGTGATACCGTAACCCGCTGCGTTTTTTTGTTGGTTTTTAGAAACGTAGTCAGAGAAACCCTGAGGCGTTGGAGGTGAATTAAAAGTAACTTCTTCTCCAGGCGCGAGGTGTTCAATCATTCCCGGCTCCATGTGATCGGTGCTGGATTCTTCGTCGTCTCCCATATCATCAGTCGGAGCCGGCTTTGTAGTAAACGCCACGTGACAAGCTGAAACTTTTTGAAGCATCAACTGCGCATCTTCATAATCACCAAGATCTCGCATATTTAGCATCGCAGAGGTTCCAAACGGGATTCCCCGAACTTGTTCCGGATATTCTTTATAAAACACCTGAATCATGTCCTCTACAGGCACAAATTTTGGTGCAATTTTTAAAGTATATTCGTTATTCGGATTGTATTCATGTACCCAATAACCAACCTTTTTTCCCTTCGAGTTAAATTCTATTCCCTGAACAATATAATTTCCTTCTCTTGCAGTCACGAAATAGCTGTTTTTTTGATGGTCTACCATGTGCGGACCAAGTACTTGCATTTCAAAAGGAACAACTCCTTTTGCGTTTCTCTGTTTGTAAATGAAAATTTCGCCCTGCATGGCGATATTTCTCATAGATAACGACTGCAGTCCATAGAAATCAAAAACCTCATCGAAGTCAGAGTTTTGAACGAACCACTCCCAAGCCGCTTTTATTTTTTTTAATTCGTTATCAGTTAATTTTGATTCTCCCGGAAGAGCTACGGGAGTCGGCATTATTCCGGTGCCAATAACATTATTTTGAATAGTACGAATTGCTTTAAAAACATTCGTATTATTTTTATAGCCGTCGATAGATCTCTCTCTCAAATCAGTAAGCGATCGCTGAATATCTGTATTTTGATTCTTGGAGCCCTGATTTGCCCACCCGTCGCCTCGACGTGCTTTGGTTGCTCCGTCGTAGCTTCTTTTTGCTTTTTAATAACTTTTTCCTGCGCTCTCAATCTGGCGCGCTCTACTCCTAATTTAGGAGAAACAAACGAAACTAATTTATCGATAGGATTCATATTTTAACATTTTCCACCGCCTCTGCGAGTAGTTCCTTTTGAAAAAGAAACGAATCTTCGGCCGTTGTTTCGGTTAGTATTATTTTCAGGAAACAAACATCTTTCCATTTCAATTTGCAGGCGAAGCATGTCCTCCAATGAGCGGTAAACTACTTTTTTATCCCCATAAGTGACCTCTGTAGCTCCAGACGCTATTGCTTCCGATAGCGAATTGTATTGTAATAAAGTATATTTAGTACACATAATTAAGAATTTACATATTTTAAATTAGTGTTATTTACGCAGTTTCCATTTAAACGAGCCATTAAGGTATTCCAATTAAGTCCTAAGCATTCAGCAGCGTATCTTGCGGAATAATAAGTTTTATTTGTTTTGGTGTCTATAACGGTTTTACCATGAGAAGTTTTTAGATTATCAATATGAGACTTTGAAAAAATCATTCCTTTTCTTGAATTGGATAATTTTAAATTTGATTCTTTAGATCTAATTCTACCAGTTCCAGCTATTCCTATGTTCTTTTTATGTGACTCCGAAAGTTTACTTCCAAGGCGGGACGATCCACTATTTTTACCTATTTTTTTCTTCGTTTCTTCAGATAATTGTCCACTTGAATCTCAAGATGAAGTAAGCCTACAATTTAAACCAGTTTTTGAAAGTACATTATAAAAATCCTGCCAGTAACGTTCTCTGTTATTTAATTCTGATTCACTACATTCTTCCAGTTTTTCGAATAAATGAGCTTCAAAACCGTATTTTAAAAACGAAGCATGCAAACGAGTTTGTTGAGGACAAAGATTTTTTTTATAGCTTAAAAATCTTTTATCTATATTCATAGATTGACCTATATAAATTCTATTTGAAGGAGAAACGATTTTGTAAATACCAATCATTAAATTATTAATTTTTTGTAAATATACAATTTTATCTATTCCAAAAACTACTCTTTTTCTTCGGTTGTTTTTTTTGAGAAACCTCAGCAGCTGCTTTGTAAACTTTCGAATCCGCTTTTATTTTTTCGAAATGGTTTTCCTTGAATCGGTCAATACCTACAATATAAGCGGCAGCTCTTGCGTAAACTCGGCAATCTAAAGCTTCGTTACGGTCGCGCTCTTTTATCCATTCGTATTTAGCAAACCCTGTCTTTTTGTTTTTAATTAAAACATGTTTTTCAGCAGTAAGCATCAGAAAATAACTTTCGTTGTACATTGGGAAATGACAATATCCCGGAGGATAGGTTTCGGATCCGTCGTCGTTTTTTATGGACTTCAATTTTAAGAATCCGTATGTTTCTGTTTTTATCATACCGACACCGACTCCCCAAACTTTTGAAGATCCTATTTTTTTTCCTCCCTTAGTAGTATTTAAAATTTTCGGATTTCCTACCATGGTGTTAAACGTGTCCGGCATTCCCTTAATCGGCTTTACTCTGTCGTTACCCATGGAAGAACAAAAATCATAAACCACTTTGGTGCTGGTTCCGTCTCCCGAATCGACGCATATTTGTTTAATATACATCAAAGACTCTTCTTCGGTTTCATAGTGCTTATTTATGCAATCTCTAAATGATTGCCAGACAGTATTAGCTAACGCAGTGGTGTCTCCTTGTAACACAACGTACTCAATCGAATAACTTTCCCTCCCGTGCGTCCATCCTACTACCTCAAACTCTATCCTGTCTTTTTGAATATCGGCGCCCATGGTTAAAAAGTGAACCGCACCCGGCACCATGCCAATGGGATAATTTTCTCTTTTGTTGTATAAATTTTCGTGATCTGGAATTTCTCCGGAAATTTTGTAAGTCTCCCCTAGCGTTAAGTTGGTCCACGAAATCATAGCGTTTTCGTCTCCCACCGAATCCTCGTAATCACGAACAGCCATTTCCCAAGAATAAAATCCGGCCGGAGAATAAAGCGCAGATATATGCATACTCACCCGCTTCGGGTTTTTGCTTTTTTTTGTAGCGATCCATTCCGCGCGGCCTTCCGGACTGAATCCTTTCTCTGCCAGCATTTTGGTTTTGTGTCTCTCTTCGTGCAATCCCCCGCAATGAGGGCAGGCACATCTCGCTGTTTCAGGTTCTCCAGGATTCCATGTGATGCAACTCCATGTTATTACAAAAAGCTCTTCGCAGTGAATGCATGGCACGTGGTATTTTTCGCAATTACCTGTGTCGTATTCTTTTTCGATCAATGACTCCCCGTGTATTGTCGGAGTTGAAACTAAATATATTTTTCGATTAGAAAAAGTGGAAGCCCTGGCTCTGGCTAATTTTACCGGAGATCCTTCTTTGCCAGCTGAAGCCGGAAAACGATCTACCTCATCCATAAAAATTTTGCCTACCGGAGTACTGGACAGACCAGAAGGAGACTGAGCGGCCACCATCATTAAAAAACCGCCTGGAAATTCTTTTTCTAAAACCGTGTTAACGGAGTCTTTTGTTCCTTTTCTTCCGGTTTTTTCTTTTAATTCTGGTGTATTTTCTATCATTGGCTCTAATCTGGTGCGAGAGTTCTTTTTTAGAAGAGCTTCCGTTGGCATAACCAAAAGCATAGGACCCGGATCGACATGTATCGTGTAACCAATCCAATTATTGCCGGCATCCGTGTTATGAGTAGGAATCATTGATCTTCCTGCAAGATACAGATGTGAACTACTGTCTACGGTTATGCATTTTACAGGAACTGACTTTACGGGAATTACGTCTACAACTCTTCTTCTTTTACTTTCCGTAATTCTTAATTTAGGGTCTGTTTCAGATTTTAGCCTCGATTTTTTTCTTTCAATCCTACAAACAGGTAACTCTGCGTAGGCTTTGAAAGTAATTCTAAACAAATCATTGCTTATGTATTCTTTTCCTTCGTAAATTTTACATTTTTTACCGCCTTTTCTAGTCTTAAGCACAGGCTTCATGCCTAAGGAACAGATTAGTTCAAATACGTTTTTGGATAATTTTTCATCACAAGAATACCACTCACAATTCCCGTCTTTGGTCACGTGTCCATCTGTGTCCATTAGTCCTTGAAGCAAATATAATCTTTGTTCTATAGACGATCTTAGATAAATTTCTGGGATATGTTTATTTCGAAAAAGATTTAACTCTTTTAAATCGCGCGTGAACTTACCACAAGCGCCTCTAACACCGCTAAAGTACGTAGTAATGCATCCAGTAGTATTATGTTTATGTGAAACTCTAGCTTTATATCCAAGTGTTTCTATTTTTTTTATTACATCTATATCTGATTCGGCGTGTGTAATAGCTGGCTTTGAGCTTGTGCCATCACCTAACCACGCTCCTAATACATAAGGGTGCATTATTAGATTTTTTTGCTCAAACTGTATGGGCTTTATTTTGGGGAGTTGATATATCGACCTTCCTTTAGATATGACTTGTTTTTTCTTACCGAACTTTGTTTTTTTACATAACTCGCTTGTCTCTATGGTCTTAACTTCCCCATACCCTCTATCAAATACTGACCATTCGTGGTTCTCATGACAATAAATTTTCTCACCATTTTGTATTTCTACACATACATTCGCATCATCTTCAGAACTAATCGCTAAAATCCTAACCGGATTTCCATTAGGATGAAATACATAGTCCCCTATTTGTAAATCACCATGAGCCTTCCATCCTTGCGTGGTTAATACCGGAGTATG